AGTTATTGATGGTGTTACAGCAAATACTTCTGAATTAAATAAATTAGATGGTTTTACAGGTTCTACTGCTGATCTGAACCAAGTATCAGGAATGTCTAAACAGACTACTATTACTAATAGTGATAGTCACTTTCCTACCTCTGGTGCTGTTGTAGATTTTGTTGCTAACCAGATAGCACCTGTTGGTGGACTAGAAGTTATAGCAGATGAAGATAACTTCCCTGCAACACAGCCAGTATCAGGTGTTGTTATTAGTATCAGTAATGCTGATGGCTTAGTTATAAATAGTTCTGGGGTTGCAACAAACGCTAGAACAGTAGGTAGTGGAAGCGATAACGTAACTATTAATAATTTTCCTACAAGTCTAAGAAGTAAGACATTATCTAATGAATTAGGTTTGCTTGTCAGTTCTACAGGTGCAAGTCAGATATATAACTACCACAAACTACTAGCAAAAGAAACAGATATTTTACAGCTATCAGAAGATATAAATGATTTTGGTAATAGATATAGAGTAGTCTCAACAAACCCTACAAGTGATAATGATGCAGGGGATTTAATATTTAATACTTCTACTCAAAAGTTATTAGTTTATAACTCAACATCAGGTGCTTTTGAAGAAGCACAATCTGTTGGTAACTTTTTTATATCTACACTTAGCCCTGCATTTAATGGAAGTGTACAAGACTTTACTATTACAAACGCACCAAGTAATGCACAACAAATAATATTAAGTATTAATGGTGTTATACAAAAACCTAATGCTGGTACATCTACACCTTCAGAAGGTTTTGCTTTATCTGGCAGCACAGTGAAGTTAGCTGCTGCACCTGCTAGTGGGTCAGATTACTTTGCAATAGTTCTTGGTTCTACTGTAAACATTGGTACACCAAGCAACAACACAGTAACGTCAGCAATGATCGTTGATGGAAGTATTGTCAATGGAGACATATCAAACTCTGCTGATATTGCAGGTAGTAAACTGAGCCTTGTATCTACATCATCTACAGCAGGTATTATTGTTAAAGGTGATGGTTCTTCTGATGGATATTTACAACTCAACTGTAGCCAGAATAGTCATGGTATAAAACTAAAATCTCCACCGCATAGTGCAAACCAAAACTATACCCTTACGTTTCCTTCAGCTATTGTTAATGGTGCATTTTTAAAAACAGATAGCAATGGTAATTTAAGTTTTGCAGCAGTAAACACTGATCTAGTAAATGACACATCACCACAGCTAGGCGGTGACTTAGATACTAATACAAAAAATATTGTGTTTGGAGATAGTGCTAGCAGTTCTGATGATCGTTTGAAATTTGGTGCTGGTACTGATCTTTCTATATTTCATGACGGAACAAATAGTAAGCTGCAAAACGGTACAGGCGAGCTTATTTATATGAGTGACACTCACCGTTTAAGATCACATTCAACTGCTGATAATCATATAGTATCAGTTGATGGTGGAGCAGTAGAGCTATATCATGACAACAGTAAAAAGTTTGAGACTACGTCTTATGGAACAGCAACAACAGGTGACATTTATCTTACTGGAAATATTTTAGCAACAACTGATACTGGAAAACTCTTGCTTGGCGGTGGTAATGACCTACAAATTTATCACGATGGCTCTCATTCATATATAGATGAAGTTGGTACTGGAAATCTATATTTAAGAAGTGAAGGCTTAATTGAATTAGGAACTATTACTGGTACTGAAGCTTGTCTAAAAGCTTATGCAAACGGAGCAGTAGAGCTATATCACGACAACAGTAAAAAACTTAATACAAGGAATGCTGGTATAGATATAACAGGTGATTTAAGGTTTGATAGTTCTGTTACTGGTGGAATTGTAAGACTTAAAGATAATCAAAAAATATTTTGCGGAAATGGTGATGATTTAGAAATTTACCATAATGGCTCTGAGTCTTACATTTTAAATACTGGTTCTAATATAAATCTAGGAACGACAAGTGGCAATAATGTACAAATATATGGAAATAATAGTGCTAGATGGATATTTACTTATAACGGAAATTTTATACCAGCAACTAACAATTCTTATGATATAGGTGATTCATCTAACAGAGTTAGAAACATTTACACCAATGACCTTAACTTATCTAACGAAGGTCATGGTAATGACGTTGACGGAACTTGGGGAAGTTATACTATACAAGAAGGTGCTGATGATTTATTCTTGATTAACAAACGCAATGGCAAAAAGTATAAATTTAATTTAACGGAGGTAAACTAATGTCTATACTTATAGGTGGTACTGGTTCTGCTAATGAGTTAGATGATTACGAAGAAGGAACTTGGACTCCAAGTGACGGTAGTGGTGCTAGTGTATCATTCACTAATAATGACACAGCTACTTATACAAAAATTGGAAGATTGGTTCATGTACAATTTAGCCTTACTTATGCGTCAACAAGTAATTCAAATAGTGCTGCTATAGGTAGCCTTCCTTTTAGTTCGGGCGTAAATTACGGATCAGGAGTTGTTGGTTGGACAACTAGAGATAATCCATCAGGTGTCGTTTGTCATGTTGGAAGTAATAGTGTGATTTATTTAATGGATAATACAGGTGCAAGTAGTACCGCCGGTAAACATTTGTTAAACTCAGAAATGAGTGGCTTAAAAGTTATTGGCAACGCTACTTATTATACAAGTTAATTTATTATGGCATTAACAAAAGTATCAACAGATGGTGTCAAAGATGATGCCATAACAAAAGCAAAAATCCCTGCAAACCAGATAGAAAATAGTGAACTGGCTAACAATGCAGTTTCAACAGTTAATATTGCTGCTAACACCGTAACAACAGCTATATTACAAGACGCATCAGTAACACTAGCCAAACTAGAACATGGCACATCATCTAATAATGGTAAGTTTTTACGAGCAAACAACGGAGCAGACCCTACATTTGAAACAGTAAATACAGATTTAGTATCTGACACAACACCGCAGCTAGGCGGTAATTTAGCAAGTAATGGGAACGATATAAAAATGGCCGATACTGATGAAATAGAAATTGGAAATGATGGTGATTTAAAACTTTATCACGATGGAAGTAATAGTTATTTATTAAATAGTACAGGTAATTTAATACTTAAAGATTTAACAGATGCAGTTTATATTCAAGCACCATCTATCATCTTTAATGATGAGACAACTAATGAAAATATTGCGAGGTTTCTTTCTGATGGGGCTTGTGAGTTGTATCATGATAATGGACTAAGATTATCTACAGAATCAAGTCAAGTTACAATACATAGGCCATCTGCTTTTCCTAACCCAAACAATACTGGGGCAGAGATAACTGGTGCAACTTTAGATATTGGTGGTAATTTACATCTTGAAGAAAGATACCCAAATGGTGCGTATGCAGATAGACAAGATTTAGTTCTAAAAACTAATACTGGATATGGACAAGGTTTAAACGATAAAGTTAGATTTAGTTCAAGTGGAAGTATATTTCTTGAAGTTGCTGGTGCTGGAATTAGCTTTGAACCTCATGGATCTAGTAATGTAAATTTACTTGACGACTATGAAGAAGGGACTTGGACACCTGTAATAGGTTCTGGTTCAACTACTAATATTTATAGTCCAAAATATACAAAAATTGGTAATTTATGTACTATATCTTTTTCTGCGTATGGTTTTAGCGATAATTCAAGTAATACATCCTTATATTTTACAGGCTTACCTTTTACTTCTAGTAGTCAAGGTGGAGCAGGGCTTAGTGTAGGTGCTTGTTTTACCGCAAAATTTACTATTGCTGCAAACATAATCTCTTATGTTGGAGCTAGTACTACAACTATTCGTTTTTACGATCATGGAACTGGCGATTATGACGCTGTTAGACATAATCATATTAATGGAACTGATACTACTCATAGAATATTTACAACTATAACTTACACAACAGCATAGACCGAGCTATGTCTATAAACTAAGCCTAAACCTGTTTTAATTGGAGATTAATCCTAATGGCACTTACAGAATCAATCGAATACGACAAGATAGAAATTGTCGGTCAATACAAAGCGGTGCAAGTCCGCAAAGCAACAGTCATCAAAAAAGATGGTGTTGAACTTACAAGATCATTTATGAGGTATGTATTGCAAGCTGGTACGTTAGATGCTTCTGATAATTTAGTTGATACTGACTTATCAGCAGAACCAGCAGAAGTTCAAGCAATTTGCAATGCTGTATGGACTACTGATGTAAAAAATGCGTGGAAAGCTAAACTAATAGCAGATAAATCTATCACACCTTAATGGCAAAACCTACAATCGAAGAACTGCAAGCAGAGTTGCAAGATGTTGTTAACAGACACAACCAAGCACAGGAAGTTGTCAAGCAATGTCAAACAAGGTTTACTGAATTAACAGCTATCATTAAAGATAGAACTACCCCTGAGTCTGATGCCACTTAAAGGAAAACAGTACAAGATTGATGCTGATGGTGATAAAAAAATCACCAGAAAAGATTTTATGATCTTAGCTAAAAACAGCAAGAAAAAGAAAAAAAATGGAAATAAATCTGCCTGATTTACCAGACACAGATTATATTCTCGTTCCACCTAGTACAATTTTTTATCCACCTGTGGCAGAAATTCCGTACCTAGACCCTGTACTTCTTCCAAGTCTGGAGCAGGTAGAGTCGGGGTTGGGAGGTCAGGAATCTTCTGTTGAAGAAGAAAAATCATCTTCAAAGGAGGAAGAGTTAGAAGTAACACCAGAAACAATACCGCAGAACCAGCTAGTACCCAAAGAAACTTTATCAACTGAAGAAGCTATAGCTACCTTTACTATACCTTTTTATGGCGAAATGCCTATACCAGCACCAGAGGTTATAGCTTCTAGTGTAATAGCAGCAGGTACAGCGTCAGTTGCTAGTGTGGTTGGTGGTATTGCTATGCAATCAGTATTAGCTTTTATTAAGAAAACATTTAAGAAAATTTTTACTAAGATTCTTAAAAAAGAAGTCGCAAATGTAAAAGAAAAGATGGATAATAATAAAGGTAGCTAGAGTTCACATACCTGTACGTGTGGCGTCTAACTAGCTACTTAAATTTTTCTGCGTTGGCTTTTACATAACTTCGTATATTGATGACATCACTACAGATGTATGCGTATTTAGAAGCAGGGTTTATCATATAGCCTGATGCGTGAAGTTGTCCGCACTTCAAGATACGAACTAGCTGCTTATCATGCACTTGCTTGTCTAGTTCTTCTTTGGCTAGGTCTAGCTTTACTTTTGCTAGTTCAGAACACGTTTCATTATTAGTTCCTAGCGGTATCATAAAACTCATTTGTATTCCCCAACCTTCATTGATGCTATATGTTTCTTCTCCCTGTGCATCATTACCTGTATAAAAAGGAGTTACAGCCATAGTAGGTTGACTACAGACTAAGTTTCCAAACTGAAGCTTACCTGTCATTCCATTATTAACATTCATATTCTGGTTGATAATACTAGAATTACCAACAGCATTAGGTTGAGCTTGTACGTTTGTATCGCCTTCGGCTCTTGCTTTATTACTGACTAAAGACAGACAAAGAAGTGATAACGCTAGTAGT